CAGTTGGAACTCCGGGCACGGCCGTGACATGGGCAAACAACTTTGTGTTGACAAAAGACGCTGCCTATACCGATAAAAAGTTTGGAATAGGAACTAGCACAGCCCCAACTGCATTTTTACAAATTGATGGTGGTAGCCAAGGGGCATGCACGCCAATCGGTGGTGGTATTGAGGGTCTGTTATGTCCAATAACTGCTGACATTGAACTTTGTAAATTTACTACAACAAATTCAAATGCCTCAAATTTAATAATTGATGTCAGACGGCATTCAGCTGGTACAACTTGGACAAGTTCGAGTACGCGTATACGTCATGTAACAGACGTCACTGCACAGGGTTATATTGAATTTAATCCAAAAGATGTTCCTCATGGTTTGGCTCTTGGCTCCGGATCTACTGCAGCGATCGTAATAAAGAGTGACGGCAAAGTTGGTATTGGCAAAAGCAATCCTGCTACTGCACTCGACGTAAACGGCACAGTTACCGCAACATCTTTTAGCGGATCGTTTGACGGAAGTATTACTGGAAACTCAGCCACCTCTACACTCGCTGGCAAGGCGAGTACGCTTGCATCTGGCGGAGCAAATGGCAGCGGAATGACATTCAATTGGGTTGGTAAGGGCGGAACGCCAGCTTGGTTATGGGGTGGCGACAATATCTCTAATATGTACGTCTATACTCCAGGCAACCTTAGCGTTGGCTATGCTGCTAGTGCTGGAAGTGCATCTACGGCAAACTCGTTAACTGGTCTGTATAGTTTAAAAAGTGGCGCTTTAGATATGCGAAGCACATGGGATAATCGTGGAACAGTATCATGGACCAGAGTTTTAAGTGGAAGCTATTATAATTACACATTAAATTATTCAGCTAGTAATGCCACACTAAAATCTGCGTGTGAAAAAATAGAAGTTGACCATTGGGTACCTGTATATATACCAAACTTTTTATACAGCGGCGCATATAAAGTTATATCAAATGATGTTGTAAATAAAACATTAACATTTAGGGTTAAACACACAAGTTTATTAACTGGTTGGACTACTCCAAATGTTGGAACTGGTAACAGCGGCACCAATTTAACGCCATTTGGTATAGTTGCAGATCCATGGAATAGATTTATAGTAATGCATTCTACATTGGTCTCTGATACAGCAAATGCTGGCTTTCTTCGGTCAGATGATGATGGCATGTTGTGCTTTATAAATTTAAAAACTGGGTATCAATTGCCAGGTGCCGAAAAATCGCGCTTAACGATTGCGTCACACTATGGAGATTATGCCACTAATGTATATTATACTGGACTTTTGCCAACAACAAACCGGCAATTAGATTATTTTAATGGAAGCACCAATCGTTCTAGGGGAGATTCAGAATGGTTTAATTTAGTCTATACAAGTGCAAATTCAGATGATAATTATGTTTTTACTAATAAAACTATACCGATCGGTATTAGTACGGCTCCTCGATATACTCATTTTGAAATTGAATATATTACTGTTCCATATCCATAATTGATATATTCTGATAGATATAACATAATAAAATGTTTAACTGTTTAGGTCAAAAAACTTTATAAATACATTAAATAAAACACAATATGGCAGCAATCGTAACAGACTCTTTTCGTAGAAACAACGCAAAATTCTTTTTACAAGATATAGCATCTAATAGTACAAACTATTATGTCGGTCTTGGAAAATCTAACAAGTGGACGCTTGACGAAGAGTCGTTGCTACCAGGAGACATTCCAGTTTCTCTCGGAATTGAAGGAGAAAACACTGAAATAAAATCAAACCTCGTCACGTTACTTAAGATTAACTCTACAAACGCAGAACGCGTAATTCCACATATAAAGTGGAAAGCTGGAGCGCACTATAAAGCATACAGTCCGTATGACCCTGACTGCTTTTATCCGAGCGTTCTTGAGGGAGAAGTTGAAATTAACCCATGCTACGCAGTCGTAAGTGGCCGCATCTATCTTTGCTTGCAAGCCGGTCAAGAAGGCACAGCTGGTATACCAGTAGCAACTGACTATCGCGCAACTACAGTTGGCGGCGACGGCTACGTTTGGATACTAATTGATAATATATCAACCGCGCTGTCAAAGTTAATTACCGACCAGTTTATTAACATAACTTCTGGTACTGCATCGGCCGCAGTTGCTCCAACTATTCAGGCTGACGGCGGCGGGTTACTTTATGGCTTTAGCGTTCTGTCTCCTGGTGATGGTTATGGCTCTTTAAATACAGTTACATTTGTAGCGCGCTACTCAAACGGCACTACCGCCGAAATTGATTGTCCTGTGGTAACGGATCCAGACACTGGATTGTTAAAAAACGTGCTGTTGCCAGCAAACTGGTCATACACTGCCACCACGTCAAAGCTTATAGTCGATGGCTATTTCAAAATAGCTTCAACCGGCAGCGGTGCAGTTATAGTTCCGCATATCGCTCCGCTTCGCGGATTTGCTTATGAGCCAACAATAACGTTGCCGTCATGGTTTGTTGGAATTGCGGTCGACGCAGCAGATGATATTTCTAGTGACGGCTTTTATGTTCCGTATCGTCAAATTTCAGTTATAAAAGACGTTCAGTATAGCGAAGGCGCCAGTCCAGACACTTTAGGAGCGGCACGTTACCTCACACTAAACTCCGCTCCAAATTCAGGAATCGCAATTGGTGACATCCTAACAATAACTAGCGGCGAGAGCCGTGTGAATGCATACGCTGACTCATACAAAGCAATTGATGTTGAAGGCACAATTTTTCATCGCCTGTATTTCCATCAAAACTCTGTAACTGGGTATGGAATCATTCCAAACACTGGAACCGTGACTGATTCAAAGGGGACGTCAGTAGCATACAGCGCAGTAAATGACAACGAATATATACCTCGTACGGGTACAGTAATATTTACAGAAAATCGTAAACCAATCAACCGTCAAAGCGGTCAAACTGAAGAAATTAAGATTATTATACAATTCTAATGTCCATTACATCATACAACACGACCTATCATGATGACTATATTTCATCTGGAAACAGCGATAAAAATTATCTTCGCGTACTATTTAAGCCTGGTTATAGTGTACAAGTAAGGGAATTAAATCAGTTACAGTCTGCGCTACAGGATCAAATAAATCGCTTAGGCAGCAGCGTATGGAAAGCCGATACTGCCGTAGTAGGCGGCGGCACTTCATTTTTACCTGAACTATATTCATTAACGGTTGACCTTTCAACTGGTCAGTCTAACGTTGCCGGATCTAGTCTTACATACGATCAAATTGCTGCGTCTGCAAAATCTATTGCGTACGTCAGTAACGAGTTGCGTGGTGAAATTATTGGTTATCGTAAAGACGAGGGCACAAATTATGTGTTCTATTTTAAATATATAAACAGCGGTTCGGGCGGCGAAACTACTTTTGACGGAGAAATTCCTAACGGGTTTAAGCTTATACTGCGTTCAAGCGACTCTACGCTCTCTGAAAGCGAGTTGCCAGTAATAAATGGCCTTACCTATGTTAGCGACGGGTTTGCGTCGGGGCTCGTTTGTGAAGAAGGAGTGTTTTATACAAAGGGATCTTTTGTTGCTGTGCCGCGTCAAACATATTTTATCGACAAAGCTGAGCTTGATACCCCGCTTACTGGCTATGCGGTATTAAAAATTGACGAAGAGATTATATCATATTTTGACGACCTTAGCCTGCTCGACAACGCGAACGGCACGCCAAACTACAGCGCGCCCGGCGCTGACCGATACACGATTGATCTTACACTAAATTGGATTTCAAGCGAAGACTATGCAGACAGCACAAATTCTTATATAAAGTTACTCGTAATAAATGCTTCACGGCCGCTTGAAATTGTTGAAACTGCAGAGTATGCCGAAATAATTGATATACTTGCAAAACGCACAAGCGAAGAGTCTGGAAACTACACGGTAAATCCATTCACAATCGGCACCCGCGAAACTTTCGACGGTGACAACTTGCCGGCTGACTGCATTGTAGTTGGTCGTCGCTATCGCATTCAAGATCTTGGCAGCACAATCGCACCGCTTACTGATTGGGTAGGTTTAGGAGCAACTTCGCCTGCAATTATAGGTTCTGAATTTGTTGCTGTTAAACCTCCTGGAGACGGCACCGGAGACACTGCACGCGTAAACGGCGGTCGAGTAAGTGAACTTGCCTATATTCATGGCTCGTATCGTGCAGACGAATTGGATCAGATTGGATATGACCTTTCTACGACACTGAAGAAACGCGAAGCAATCGAGAGTGCGCGAGACCAATATACGGTTACGCTTGATCCTTCTGTCGCATACGTTGACGGCTATCGCGTAGCGCTTGATAAAAGCTTAAACCTTACCTCTAAAAAGGCACGCGAGCAGGCAGAAGTTCGCATAAACACGAGTGCAAATATCGGCAGTTATTTTATTGGAAATATACAAAAGGCGAATACTACTAATTCAACATTTCCGTCAATATCAACTGTAAACAACCTGTATAACCTCTATGCATACGCCAACGGCGCACCCGATAATAGCACCTCAGGCGGAGAGATTATAGGTACATGCCGCATACGCGCGTTTGAGCCTACCGGCGGAGGCAGCTCTCAGTTTCGTTGCTTTGTCCATGACATAGTTTTTAATAATGGTACTCCTAGCGGTGATTGGGCTATTAGACGATTTGATAACGTTGACCAGATTGTTGGTTCAAATTTTATGTTTAACGTTACAAGCGGCGCGCTGCTAGAAAGCACCGCTAATACTGCACTTTTTCAACTGCCATATCCTCGCGCGACTGCTATGCGCGAAATAACATTTTATGCTCAGAGACAATTTACTGGACCTGCAAACGGAACAATTATTCTCTCAGTAGACGGCGGTCGCGTCTTTACAGACACGAGCAACGTATCGCTAATTGTAAACGGCGACATAAAGGTTCAGGGCACTCATTATACCGCAGCAATGTCGAGTGACGCGTTGACTTTAACACTAACCCCAATAAGCAACAACTGGACAACGGGTTCTTACTCTGCTCTCGTAAAAATTGCTGTAGGCAACGCTGGAAGCATCGCACGCGTTACGAAAAGTCGCGCTATTGCAGAGGATCTTGCTATTACTCCTGCTTCTGGCGGCGCAAATAAAATATACACCCTTAAAAATACTGATATTATACGTATAACAGAGGTAAAGACTGTATCAGGAAAAATTATTACTGACCTCTTTACACTCATTGACGACGGCCAGCGTGATACAACCTATACAAATGGAAGAGTTCAATACACTGGCGGCGCAACAATAAGCGAAAACTTTTCTATTAAGTATGAACACTATGGTCGTATTGGTGGAGTCACTGGGCGTGACCTCGTAATGTATAACGTTGACTCGTATCGCCAAAATAATAACAGCGTCGGCACAGCATACGACGACATACCGTCATACAAAGGATTAAAACTTTCTGACGCGCTAGACTTTAGACAAGACATACTGTACAGCGTAACTGGCGGCGTAGTTGGCTCAGTAATAGCAAACGCAAATAAGAGTCAAGTTGATCCAAACACTCCAGTTTCGTCATACACTACATTCTACCTACCGCGTATCGACGCCGTCACAGTAAACTCAAGCAACGAGTTTACAATTATAAACGGCCTGTCTTCGCTGACTCCGATTGAACCAACCGTGCCTAAAAACGCGATGACTCTATACACCTTAAACGTGCCGGCATATACACAAAACGTGTCCGACATAGTTAAGATCTATATTGATAATCGTCGCTACACGATGCGTGATATTGGAGCGATCGAGAAGCGCATTAGTAATATAGAATACTACACGTCTCTTTCACTTCTTGAGCGCTCTGCCGCTGAGAAACGCATATTTGACGAAGCTGGCGAGCGGTTTAAAAATGGCATACTTGTTGATAACTTTATTGGTCACGGCGTAGGTGACGTGTTTAATCCAGACTATAGTTGTTCAGTAGACAAGGATGCTGGTTTACTTCGTCCTCGATACAACACACACAACATTGACCTCGCGATTGATAGCGAACAAACAATAATATCAGGCAGCCAATTAAAACTAGTTGACGACAGCAAGATACGTGTGCATGACAGCATTATTACTTTAAATTACGAAGAGGTTGAACTTGTGTCTCACCTAAAGGCAACTGCTCATATTAGCGTACACCCTCACGTCTATGCAAAAATTAACGGACATATACGTCTGTCGCCTGCAGCAGACAACTGGAAAGACACTGTTACTCGTCCAGACCTTATTGTAACAGATGACAGCTCGTTTGACGCAATTAAGTTTATTGCTGAAGACCCGGCACTTGACATACTTGGTACAGACTGGAACAACTGGGAACGCGAGTGGGGCGGCTCTACGTCAACCACAGCGCGCGGAACGTTTGTGTCTGGGCGTGGCATACCTACAACTACAACTACAGTAAGAAACTACACCGAGACTCGTACAGGCACAAACACTACTCTCGGTTTCTCATACGTTCCAAAAAGCATGGGGACAAACGTTGTAGACACTGCAATTATACCGTTTATTCGTTCACGAATCGTCTATTTCCACGCGACTGGCTTAAAGGCGTCTACGCAAGTCTATCCATTCTTTGAAGACAAAAATATATCGGCATACACAAATCAAGTAATTGGCAATGACAGCACTAAATTTATTGTGCCGTCGACAATAAATGATAATACAACGCGTATATTTAATAACTTATTATCGACAGATTTACCTACGCCTGAGAGTGGATATACTGCCTATGGCTCAGCACTTACAACTGACGCCAGCGGAGAGCTATACGGTTCATTTATTATACCAAACAACAGCTCAATGCGTTTCCGCACTGGAGATCGTACGTTTAAACTAACTGACGACATAAGAAACGCCTCATCCGAAACAACCTACGCGTTTTCAAAATATACAGCGAGTGGCATACTTGAAACTGTACAGGAGACTATACTTTCAACAAAGACACCACAATTTACTGTAACCCCACTTGCTGATGCCCGCGCCGGCAGTGTTACGACAACAAGTACGGCATATCATGACCCACTTGCGCAGTCATTTGTAATTAGCAGTGATAGTTATAAAACTGGAGTATTTATAACTTCAATTGATATTTATTTTGCTCAAAAGGCACTTTTCCAACCAGTTGAAATCTATATCGTGACTATGGAAAATGGCGCTCCAACGCGGACAGTCGTTCCATACTCACGAGTTTTCCGTCGCCCAGACGAAGTCGCAGTTAGCGATAACGGCTCACTCCCAACAAACTTTAAGTTTAGCGACCCAGTTTTCTTAAAGAGTGACGAAGAATATTCCGTGATTGTGTCTTCAAACGATGGTGACTATCGCTGCTGGTACGCAATACTCGGTGAAACTGATATTATTTCTGGCAAGCGTATAGAAAAACAAGAGTATCTTGGAACATTCTTTACGAGTGCTAATGCCTATACGTGGACGCCACAACAAGAACAAGATCTTAAATTCCGCATTAACCGCGCTCGCTTCTTTGACCCCGCAAACGCCTCATCTGCATCAGGAAATATTGCATTTAGAACAGAACTACACAGCGGAGTAGATGATATAATTATAAACAACCCAGGTGCTGACTATGGCTTGCCACCGACCATATCATTTATACCTGATAGGGGCACTCGAGCAGAAGCGGTAATAGACCCGCTTACTGGTGGTGTTTCTAAAGTAAGAATACTCAATCGCGGATCTGGCTATAACGTTGCGCCTACAGTAGTAGTCACTCCAGCAACAAACGACCCTAACGTCAATCCAACAACCCCAGCAGGCCTTGTCTCTAAACTTGCTGAAGTTCCAGTGTCTATGTTTAATTTGCGTCAACCAAAATTAACATTTAACCGCACAGCAATAGACTATAGCATACAGTTTAGATCCGAAACTCCAGAAAGATTTGAACCGGCAACAAACAACTATTTGCCAAGCAGCTATGGCAACTTGAGCTCACATATATTGTCTTCAATACAACAGGAACTTCAATTTGGACCAAGAGCGCTAATAACAGCAAATCTAGTCACTGTTGATCCAGCAATATCTCCAATAATTGATGTTGACGGCTCGTCTCTACTCACAGTTACAAACCTTATAAACGATGACAGCACTGACGAAGACTCCACTGGTGGAGGATCAGCAATTGCTCGGTATATTACGCGCAAAGTTACGCTGAATAATGCCTCAGACGTTTTAAATGTTTTTATATCAACAAATCGCCCTACAGAACGTACTGATATTAAGGTGTATGTAAAGCTTGGATTTGATACATCTACGCCAGACGACCTCATTGAGTGGCAGGAATTAACGCCAAAAAATCCAGTGCCTATTAATAGCGATCCTAATAAATATAGTGAAAGCGAATATAAGATTGATCCTAACGATGACTTTATTTCTTTCCAAGTGAAAGTTGTGCTGCTGTCAGACAACATTTTTGATATTCCAACTGTTCGTGATTTTAGAGCAATCGCAACAATATAAAGTTATGGCAACTCCTAAAAAAATAAAAGTTGAAGACGCGCCTTCATTAGAGCGCGACTCTTTTTCAAACGCAATTCTAAATTCTGATACTGAGGCATATCGTGCGGTCATTAATCGTAAAAAACGAATGCGCAACCAAGAACGTCTAATTGCCGAACTACATAAAAAGGTTGAAGAGTTATTACAATGGAAAAGCGAAATAACCGAAATGTTACAAAAAAAAGAGAATAAATAAAGATAATGGATTCAATTCAATTTTCAGAATTTTCTACAAATGGTGTTAATAACAGTGACACCTTTGACGTTTGGCGTAAAAAAACAAATGGTATTATAGAAGAAATCAGCGACGTAAAAGACAGCATATCACCGTTGTTTTACACCACATCTGAAAACTCTTCTGCCCTGTTAAGAGCTGTCACACTAGACTCTCTACAAACAATAACTGGCATAAAAACTTTTTCTGGCGGCACGGTTACTTCTCCGGTATTAAAAATTGACGCGGCAGGACTCTATTACGAACAAGGCGCCCTGTCTTCTACGGCTCCAATAAAAAGTGATAAACTGATAGTTGGCTCTCAATTACAGTTAGGCGCGCATCAGTATGCAATACCAATAAACAACCCCAGCGAATCTTCTCTACTAGGAAAACTAGGAAACTCTTTGTCATGGACGTCGCTTAGTAGTATTATTTCTCAAATACAGAGTGAAGGAGCAATAAATGTAACTACTACAAATGTAGTACTCCCAGTTGGAACAATACAACCTTACAGTTCGGTTACGAGTGTGCCAAGCGGGTGGCTGTCCTGCACTGGTGGGCGCTTTAAGGGAGAAGACTATCCAGAACTCGCCACGTTACTATTAAGTACGTACGGCCAAATCTTTACAAGTCAAAATGGACAAACGCCGGTTTCTCCTGAATTTGAAGCGTATAACGCAAACTGGTGGTACACACTACCAGACTTACGCGGCCGCATCACCCTTGGAGCTGGAATCGGTAATGACGGTGTCAACTCGCCTCAAACATTTTCTATTGGTAATATTGGAGGAAAATACTCGCATGCCTTGACGATCGCTGAGATGCCAAGCCACAACCACAGTTATAGCTATATAAGCGACACTACTGGCACTCTTGAGTTTGGAGAGACTCCTAACGACGGAAGCATGATTACAACAAATACCTCTTCCGTTGGAGGCAGCCAAGCACACTCTATAATTCAGCCATACCTTGTCACAAATTATATTATAAAGGCAACTCCTGACACGGTGGTCAATACATTTATTGATCGCGGAAACGTTCTTGATATTATTAAAGGGGAAGAGTCTCTGCAAAGTTTGGCACTTACAAGTGGCGGAACTGCAACGCTAAACTTAAGACACGACAACACGCTACGCATAAATTCGGAACGACAATTGGGTCTTGCACCGCTTTCCATTAGCAGCAATAACATATTGCCAGACTCGATTGATCCTAGTAAACTTAGCTTTGGCGGTCCAAGTTGGGACTCAAGCACTGACGTTTTATATGAAGGTCGTGACACAAACACACGTCGTCGAGTAGCAACGCGGGAGTATGTCGATTCGAAAATATTTAAAACTGGACCAGCAGCAAAACTAGTTAGCCGCCCATCCAGTGGGCCTGACACTTCTGCTCCTGGATTTGGTGAATTTTGTTATATAAATCATGACGGCGTTCCAGTCATAACAGGTGAAAACAGAAACAACCGGTTTGGCTTTGCTAGCAAATTCTCGCACTGCGAGATGCCACTTCCTGACAACCGTCGCGCGGTTGAGTTGCATGTTGGATATACCTTTATGTGCGCTCTCGATGAAACTGGAGAATTATGGACAATCGGCACCAGTGATTATAATATGTTTAATATTGTTCCATTTCCAGGAGCAACAAACGCTGCATTTTACTTAACGTCATGGACAAAGGCATACACCCCATTGTATGCCTATAGCACAAATAATAAAATTCGTAAAGTTATAGTCGCTGGAGACATTGAAGTTTATAACGTCGCCGTAATTGATACATCAAATCGTCTATGGATCGCTGGTTATAATCAACATGGAGTCCTTGGTCGTGGAAATTCTGGAACGACAACTACCAACACGTCAACAAAGCCTGGCGGCGAAGCGACTCCAGTATTAGAAAACGTACTTGATGCCTTTTTGGTTGGAAGTTGGGCAGGCGCTGAATATGCAGTATGCGTTGCATTAACACCGTCTGGCATACGCATGACAGGCTATGGAGGTCAGGGGCAAAATGGAAGCGGAAACAACACTTCTATTAACAACACCTTTAACACAATAACACTGCCTGGCATTGAAAATTATTCTGCCTGCAATATATATGGCTCTGGATCAGATGCCGCCACGTCTATATTTGTAAAAACTCCAGACGGTCTCCTGTATGGTTGGGGATACAACGGTAATAATATATTTGGCGACAATTCTGGTACAAACAAAAACATTCCAACTGTAATTTTCAATAATCCAGATATAAACATTGACTCGCTGTATACAACTACTCATGTTGGCGGACAAGGCGCACTATATTTTTCTGGTCAAAGGAATAACGCAACTTCTCAACGAGGCACAACTATAGAGAGTGCGACTGCAGGACATCTATTGGGAACATCAATAAGCTCAAATGATTCCGGCAACATAATTGCCGTAGGCGCGCCTGGTGTCAATGGTAGAGTGCAGTGCCATATCTATAACGGCGGCTCTTGGTCAACGTATGGACCTCTTATAACTACTCAAGAAACTAACGCGCTTTTTGGACAGTCTGTAAGCTTAAATTCTGCAGGCGATCGTCTCTGTATTGGCGTGCCAGACGGTCAACTGGTTGGCTCTTCACGCTTTGGCCAGATGCGTATATATGATTACTCAAATTCAAGCAGTAGCTGGGTTCAACGTAACCTTTCATTTAATGGCGAATTAGCAAATTCTAAACTAGGTTCTTCCGTCGCGTTGTCTGGTGACGGCAACGTCGTAGCGGTAGGAGCCCCTGGATACAATGGTAATATTGGACGCGTCTATATTAGACGTATAACAGCTATTGGTACAGATCCAGTTGGTGACTCAATAACTGGTACAGCTACAAATCAACAATGCGGCATAAAAGTTGCAATCAACACTTCAGGAACAATAATAGCTGTTGCTTCAAACGGAGTCTCTAGTGCAGGAGTAGTGAGAGTTTATCGCCTGACAAATGGCAACTGGTCACAGCTTGGAGGAGACATTACTGGAAGAGCCGCGTCAGACGGCGCGATTAACATATCATTAGACGGCACTGGCACACTACTAGCAATTGGCGCTCCAGGCTCAGACACAGCAGGATCAAATAGCGGAACTACTAGAGTGTATAACTATGATTCTTCAACTACTTCATGGGTTCAACTTGGCACCGACATACACGGTTTATCAGTAAATGAAGCGAGCGGAACTGCAGTAGCATTTTCTCGTGACGGCTCAACACTAGCGGTTGGCGCGTTAAACGGCGATGCTTATGGACAAATAGACAGTGGCACAGTTCGTCTACTTAGATATGACGATTCGAAATGGAAGCTACTAACCGGAACGTTAGCGGGAGAAGTTGCAAGTGAAAAGTTTGGCGGAGCAATTGCCCTTTCATCAACTGGATCAAACGTTTTAGTGGCGGCCCCGTCATGGAGTTCTAACCGCGGTCGCGTACGCTCAATTGGCTTTGTAAGTTCCCCAATAATTTCTTATGAAATATGGTGCGCTGGTAAAAATACAGGAAATAAATTTTCACTTACTGGTGACTCAACAACGTGGAGACAAATGGGACCGCTGCCAACTGGCTACCAAATTAAAGAATTTTGGCCTGGTAACGGATATTATTCAGATAACGTTAACTTTGTAAAGGCATATCGCCCTGAAGATAATATGAATTATCTATTTGTTGTCGGATCAAATACAAAATATGAATCCGGTCTTGGCAACAACACCGTATTAAACACTTGGACACGCTTAAACTTGCAATCACACGTTGTTGATCGTATAATTAATATACAGTCAGTAAGTCCATACGGCGGCGAAGACTACACAATTTTACACCTAGATGACGGCACTCTCTACTTCGCTGGATACAACAGTTATATGATTGATCCAAATTTACCAAATAACGGCTACAGGACAGACTTTACACGCATAAAATAATATGTCAGATTATAAAAAAATAATTTTAAAAAATAGTCCAACTGCTGGTGCAGTTCCGCTTGAACAATTTTTAGATCACGGAGAGCTTGCACTAAACTACGCAGACAATAAAATCTATTACAAGACTCTCGATGGAAGTATTGTAGTGCATGAGACGCCTAACATTGACGTAAATGCCAGTCCAAATTCTGCAGTACGTCGCAATCTAGACGGCTCTGGTATATTTAATGGAGTGATTAGTGAAGGCACTGAGCCTGATATTTATGGCATCTACTCTACACACAGTTCCGCTGCAACTGCAAAACTTATCAATACTGGAGTGTGTACAGGTGCTGAAATATCTGCTGATGCTGGATTTGGCGCTGAAATAAGCAGTCTTGTTAATACCGGTGCAAAAATATACAGCACATCGGGTGCCGGCGCAGAAATATACAGCACGTCTGGAACTGGTGCGCGAATCTATAGTTCAACTTCTGGCATTGGCGCTGAAATAAGCAGTCAAACTAATAGCGGCGCTGAAATACGCAGTATATCTGGAACTGGCGCTGAGATAAGCAGCGAGACCGGTCTTGGCTTGTTGATAACAAGTGCGTATGGTTCCGGCGCTCAAATTTCACTTGGAGGCTCTTCACCAGACACAATTGGATTAGAAATAAATACCGCGTCCGGCGTTGGCCTATCAGTCGATAGTTTAAACTCAACTGGTATTTCTTGCCGCAGTATAAATGACACTGCTGCAGAATTTTATACCGAAAATGGAGACTATCACGCTAGGTTTGGTTCAAGTACTACTGATGTACAGGGACTTGGTATATCGGCACCAAACGCATCAGTTGATTGGTTAAAATTTAGTGGAGGGGCTGTGACAGCAACTGGTAAATTACAAACAACCATTACTGCAAATCGCACATGGACACTTCCGGATGCGTCTGGAACAATATTATTGGATAGTGATATCACAGACGGAGGCTTCAACCTTAACACAGAAAATTTTACTGGCGATCTCTCTGGAGAGGTTACTGGCAAGCAAAATACCACTGTCGTTTCAACGACAGCCGTAACAGGAAAGGTGTTGACTGGTTACTCTTCGGCAACTGGCGCAATAACTGCTGCTGACACAATTCTAACTGCAATTGGAAAACTTAATGGTAACATAGCCTTGAAGGCAGATCTCGCGTCGCCAACCTTTACCGGTACCGTATCAGGCATCACAAAAGCCATGGTTGGGTTGACCAATGTTGACGACACTTCAGACGCAAACAAACCAGTATCCACAGCGCAGCAAACGGCTCTCAATCTAAAGGCAAACATTGCTTCCCCAACCTTTACCGGCACAGTATCAGGCATCACTGCAACCATGGTTGGGTTGGCTAATGTCGATAATACGTCAGACGCAAACAAGCCGGTTTCGACGGCGCAGCAAACGGCTCTCAATCTAAAGGCAAACATTGCTTCCCCAACCTTTACCGGCACAGTATCAGGCATTTCAAAAGCCATGGTTGGGTTAGGAAACGTTAATGACACGTCAGACGCAAGCAAGCCAGTATCCACGGCACAACAAACGGCACTCAACCTAAAGGCAGATCTCGCGTCGCCAACCTTTACCGGCACAGTAACTCTTCCAGCCGGCACCGCCTCAATCGCTCCAGTAAAGCTTACCTCTGGCACAAATTTAACAGCTCCAGTCTTGGGAGCGATCGAATTTGACGGTAACAATCTTTATTTTACAACAAATGCTACTACTCCAACGCGCAACACAATTGCGTTTACTTCTCCAGGGGTTCCAGCTGGAAATGGAAAAATTATAACAGTAAATGCCACTACTGGTACAGACGATCGTACGGGATTAGAGCCATACTCGGCAGCGCCATTTGCATCAATCGGCGCGGCTACCGCAGCTTCGGCAAACGGAGACTTAATTTATGTTCGTACCGGAACGTATACTATTACTACGGGTACAGCAGTTAATCTAGATGGAAAAGGAGACGTATACTTTGAGCCCGGAACAACCGTTAATGTAAATAGCGGAACTGCATTTGTATGCTCAGTAAATGAAAAGAAAAAGGTATGTGGCTATGCAGATTTTGTAGTAAATGCCACCGCCTCCCTCGTTTCACTTACGTCTGGAAGTCCAACCGTATATTTCGAATGCAACTCTATTAGCGGTAACACTACCTCTACGCTATTTTCTACGAGTGTTTCTTCAGTATTGAATGTATCAATTAGCGGTAGCGGAATAGACACAACAGCTGCTACAATATTTTCATTAGCTGGAAATTCAAAAATTACCGCAACAGCTCACACTGTTTCTTCTAGCAAATACTTAGCTGCCTCTGGTACGTCAACTTCGTTGATTAACTCAACAATACAAAATTTATCTACCGCAAACGTCACTTCAGGCATAGACATAGTCTCAATAGGAACTGCAAACTTTTATGTTGATCATTATACTCATGACGGGAAAGGATTAGCCTGCGCATGGATTCAAAACTCGCAAACTGAAAAAATTGCTTTTATAAACACACTATGGTATAGTACCGCTACAACCAATAATCATATATCTTTGGATTCAACACAGTCGTCTATGACGACTAAAAAGATAAAATTAGTTGGAACAAATACGTTTTGCGGTTTAACCGGAGCAACAAACAGCATCACTAGCACAAAGGCAGTTAACATCAACGTTCAAAATTCTTACGCAGCGACTGCAGCAAATTCAAATGTTACTTTTAAAGTTGGTATGTTTACGGTTGATGTTGATGTAAATAATTTTAATTAAACAAATATATGGGAGAAACAAAATTACATAACGATTTAAATGTTACTGGTAAAATTACCGTTGCGGGCATAATAGACTCTACCGTAACTGGGTCTGGAAAAACTTTTGCAAATGCTGATAACGGTAAAATCTTTCATATTAGTGGAAATAATACCGTAGTGCTTCCTGCCCGGTCTGGGCTGGACGATGGTTGGACGATTGGAATAGTTAACGTGTCTGGAGACACCATAACAGTTAATACTACTGGGTCAGACCTTGTAAATGGAGTAGGTTCAGTCATCAACTCAAGTATATACACTGGGTTCTATGTGTATAAATCTGACACGACAAATCAATTTATTGCCATGGGTACGGTATATTGATATGAACATATATCATTTTAAAAGAGCGGTAGTTTCAGGGTTGCAGCGCGTAATTTTAAATGCACCGCCACTAATAGGCACATACGCCGATGATTCGTTTGGTCTTTCAGTTGACTTTAATACCGCTGGAAACATATGCGTCATTGGTAATCCACCTTATGACACTACTGACACAGGTGCCGTAAAAGTGTATAAACAAAACCCATCAACGAAGTTATGGGAGCAACTTGGAGGTAACATTACTGGAGTTGTAGGGGAGCGTATTGGCTATAGCGTAGCCATAACTGGTGACGGACTCAGAATAGTAGTTGGTAGCGAAGGGTCTAATGTAGTTAACGGTTCTGTATATGTGTATGACTATGACGGCACAGATTGGGTAAAAACTTCAACAATAACTGGTCAGGGAGTTGCGTACTGGTCAGGATTTTCAGTGGCTATAAACAGCACAGGAAATACTGTTGCGTTTGGCTCTCCTAAAGACGACGCGTCTGGAACAGACAAAGGATCTGTTGTAATATACAGACAAAGATATGGCGCATGGGTAAATATTGGTACTCTATATGGAGAGTTAGTAGGCGACAACTCTGGATGGAGCATAGCACTAAATTCACTTGGAAACATTTTAGTAGTAGGAGCTCCCTTTAATGACTCTCCTACTACAACCGATACCGGTCATACCAGAATCTATCAATACAGCGGACCTACTGGGTGGACAGCTGACACTCTACCGTCAACGTGGGCTCAACTTGGGCTTGACATTGACGGCACCCCAAACAGTCAGGCAGGGTTTAGTGTCGCGTGTAACGACAGCGGAAATACAATTGCTATTGGTAACATTCATGACAGCACAGTATCCGCAAATGGAGGAGTAGTAAAGGTTTATCGATACGTTTCAGGTTCATGGATTCAGTACGGAGACGCAATTGCGGGGGACGCAGGCGACCTAACTGGATACAGCGTCTCCTTTGATAATACTGGCAGCGAACTTGCGGTAAGTTATCCATACAAAGACTCAGCGAGCAAAGTTGATACCGGTGCCGTAGAAATATACAGATATTCAAACGCAGCATGGAGAAAAACCTATCCTCGTATACCTGGCATAACGGCAGGTGAAACCTCTGGGTGGTCATTAGCACTAAGCAAAAACGCGCGAAATATAATTATAGGCGCTCCAAACTATGTTGAAGGCGGAAATAAACTTGGCATTGCTAGAATCTATACGCTTCCAAAACAATATGCCTTTTGGGACTTTAACTACATTCAAACTTCAACATTAAACTCCTTTAAAATAACCGCCGCTACCTCTCCTTCTATAGTTATAAAATGGGGAGATGGTACAGCTGACACTACAACCACTTCTGCAACGCCAGTAAGTCATACCTACACTATATAAATAACATATATTATGCCAACAATTACGTTACGTCCAGCAAACGGCCCACTATCAGTTACCGAAATTGACTGTGGAGGCCCTCCTGCCGCGATTCCAGGTCAACCAACTCCTGCAAAATTAGGCGGGTCAGTAGACATATCTCCGTTTAGTAATTTAACTTCCTTTAAATGCAACAACAATGATATTGTGTCGCTCACTGGTTACGAAGATAAGTCTGCTATAACAGTTTTTGAATGTTTTAATAATAAGATTACGGGATCATTGCCAAATATAAGCGGAATGACAGCCTTAACTGCATTCAGAGTTTATACAAATTTGCTGTCTGGTTCCATTCCAACTGGAAATATATCCGGGTTGCCTGTTATAGAAACTATTAACTACGGCGAAAATAACATTACCGGAAGCATTCCAAACATCACTAATTTAACAACTCTAAAAAACTTCCGCTGCAATACAAATAAACATACTGGAAGTATCCCAACGAATTTAGCCAATTTGACAAACTTACAGTTTTTTTATTGTTATAGAAACGAGTTGACTGGAAGCATTCCAGTTTTGACTGGGTTAACAAATTTACAAGAATTTCGTTGCTATGAAAACTTGTATGTAGCTAATCAATTTTCAGCACCGGGACGCGGAATTGGCGGCTCCATTCCTTCGTTAACTGGCTTAACATCATTAAGAATTTTTCAGTGCTATAGAAATGCATTAGTTAACGGGATTCCTTCTCTCGCTGGATTAACAAATTTACAAGAATTTACGTGCTATGATAATATGTTAAACGGCTCTATTCCAGTTTTAACTGGCTTAACCGCACTAACAAATTTTCAATGTCATGACAATGACTTGACTGGAGCAATACCAGCAAGTCTATCAAGTTTGACTGCCATACAAACATTTAATTGTGGAGGCAACGAGTTAACGGGAGCTATTCCAGCGACTTTGCCTAGTAGCCTGGTAACGTTTGTGTGCAGTAAAAATAAACTTAGTTCTACAATTCCAAGTTTAACTGGACTTAACAGTCTAATTGAGTTTGCTTGTGATAATAACAAGGTAATACCACTTGACAGCATTACGGGTGTAAACGGATCAATTCCTAACTTAAATGGAAGAGTGGCTCTGCAAACGTTTAGATGTAACGACACTGAGGTTAATGACTATCCAGGCACAACAGCAATGCCTGGCACTCTAGGTAAATTTCATGCGTTTAACACAAACTTAACTGCAGCTGCTATAGGTAGAATATTAAAAGCATTTATTGACGGAGGACGAGTCGCTGGAGATCGATTTATAAATTTAGGCGGCAAACGCACAAACGGCACACTTCTTACTCCAAGTTTTACTGGAGGAACTATACAAAATGCTCCAGGAACTAGTTTTGTTAGACTGGCTGGCTCAAAGACTGTAACTGTAAGTTTAAACAACCACGGTTATATATCCAATCAACTTCTTACGGTTACTTCTGCAGTGCATACGCTGTCAGGAGTTAGTTTCACACGAACTGGCTCAACAGTAACGGTAACTTTCCCGGCGCACGGTTTCACTAATGGTCAGTCACTCGTGATTGGTGATGCGAGTGAAACTTCTTTCCAGGCCGACTTTAAAGGCACCTTTACAATTGTAGTTGGAGGCGACCCAAATACTTTCCAATATACAACAGCAACAAGCGGCGCCCTAGTTGGAACAGGAATGGCTACAATTTCTGACAACACCTTCAACAGCGCGTTTAAAGGCACCTTTAAAATTACGAGAGTTAATGATAATGTATTTACTTACGTTACTTCTTCAACCACTGCAATCACCGGAGCCGGCACCGCTACTCTAAGAAGCACAACAACCGCGACTGACGGCTACGCATACTATCAAACTCTTACCGAGTATAAAGACACTGTTCCAGCGACAACGCCATGGAACGTAGTAATCAATCAACCAACCTTGCCATAACATGATAATTGAACATAAAAATACAATTGTTGACGTATCTTCTGATAAGTGGGTAATAATGTATAACGACGAGACTCTTAAGCTCTTAACCGAACCGTTTCAAAGTTGCGGATCATACACCTGCGCAGACACACTTGTAGTAGCAGACACTCTAGAAGAGTGCAGAGCCTATATTACGGAAAAAAAACTAATTAACCAGTCTGTCGTTGAAGAGAGCCATCACGAGGATGATTTATAAATAATTATATGCCAAATCCACCGCCAATTAACCTAGGGCCATACGTCTTAAACGCGCCGACAGAAGTTGAAAAGGGGCACATAAGAGAAAGTTTGGATCTTGGATCTGCTTCTTTGCTGCAAGGCAGCTTTTTAGACACGAACCGACTTGTTTTTACTGATCCAAATAACAGTCAACGCACAATAACACTTGACAAAACTCAGTTAAACGGTTCTGCTGCTGATCGCTTAAGAATTGCCCGTGTAGTCAACGTAACTGGTGACGTCACCACCACGTCACCTGCCCCAGTATTTGACGGCACATCAGACTTGTATATTCCAATTACGATTAACGCCGGAACAATCAACGAGTCAAAGCTAGCGACTGACGCTGTCGTTGGTTCAAAAATTAAAAACGGAACAATAACGCCAAACAAACTATCTGGAACTTTCCCAGACTGGGGAAATGCTGGCGTATTGTATATTAAGCAGCCAGCTATCGAACTTGGTTCTGGCATAACGGCAAACGGAAATTCATTTATTGACTTTCATTCATCTTTCCCGCTTGTCGACTATGATGCGCGTATATGGAGACGTCCTGGAGTCGACGGGGCATTTGATATACTCAATGTTGGAACAGGAAACATAAATATTGGCGGCGGACTCTCTGTTGGGTCAGACGACACTGTTACTTCTACGCGTCAAGTTATTGGAGTGATAGAAATTACTGGCAACCAAATCAATACGACTGCGCAGTATCCAGTTGGTCAACCTGCGAACGTTGAGATTGCGCTCAACTATGAAAATAGTGATGGCACAATTGCAACTTTCTTAAATACTACAGTTTTTGATGGCAAACGTGCAACAGTTGCCAAATTTTTTGGAGACACAAAAACACTCGAGACATACGGACCATGCCGTAGTATAACAAATGGACAAGTTGGGTGGGCGACCGCCGGACTCGAATCACGCAGCGCAACTGGAAATGCGCTTGTTTCTTTGCATGCCGCCGGATCAACAGCGACGCTTTTACGTCACGTTCGTGGCCTCGCAGGTCTTGAAGTGCGCGATGCTGGTGACACTGACTATGCTCCGCTAAAGGCATCAAAGATTACTGCAACTAGTGACATTACTATTAACGAAGGAAGTCCAACTTTAATCTTACAGGACACCAATCATCGTAGCGGCATGATACACGTAAACTCTAATACGTTTTACGTATTGCGTGGTAGCAATGTAAACTCTACTACGTGGGAAACTATTAACGGTAGATGGCCGCTTGAAATTAATTTAGAAAATAATAACGCAGTTTTTGGCGGAGACGTAAATGCTGGATCCTTTACTTCACGTTCGTCAGTGCGTTATAAAAAAGATATTGTTCCATTACAAGACTCTTTAAGCAAAGTAAACTCTCTAAATGGAGTCTCCTATGTATGGAAAGACACTGAAAAGTCTGACGTCGGACTAATAGCTGAAGAGGTTCATGAGATTTATCCAGAATTGGTTCATAAAACTTCTTCAGACGAGGTTGAAGGCGTAGAATATGGAAAACTTACCGCGGTGCTTATCGAGGCAATAAAAGAATTGACCAAACGCGTCGTAGAACTTGAAAAGCAACTAGAAAAAAGATAAACGATGTCATCTGGTTATACAGTAAATGGTACTGACTTTGATGACCTTTTTTTGCCGCGCGTAATAGGCGCAGCTACGGGAAATTCTGGATATAAAGTTGGCACCCAAGATTTGTCTGACCGTTACGAAGCGTCTAGAAGTGTCGGTGATCGATCGACAACGACGACAAATTTTAAAATATCGTCTGGAGCGGACATCAATACGCTCTATATGGCAAAAAGAACTGCGGTTATACCTAGAAAAACTAGTATAGACGAAGGAACTTCCGTTACTTTTGACGTCGCGGTTGTTGGCGTTGCTGCAGGCACAACTCTATATTGGTCACTCTCGCGAAGTGACCTCTCCCCAAACAGCGGGAGTTTTGTAGTGCAGAGTTCTGGAGCTCATTCTTTTGTCGTGACGGCAAATAACGATGTTACGACTGAAGGCACCACGAGCTTTACTGCTAGCATAAGAAGAAACAGCATTAGTGGAACAATTATTGCAACAAGCGCAGACGTTACAATAAATGATACATCGGTTAAGCCAACATATCCTGACACTCTAGCGTTTGAACTAAGACAATATTCAGGTGACTGTTTTCAACTCTATGTTAGCGGCTCAAACTCTAAAACATATAGCGTATATTGTACAAACAGCGCAAATAATGGTGGCCTTCCAAAATATCGCGGTTTTACTTTTAACCCCACATCAAGTCCAGGCACTCCTAGAGTTAATATAATTAACCAAGGGTGGGGAGGTAATCGGTTTAATATACAAACTATAAGCCTCCTAAATGGGGCTGGAGGGACAGTTAAAACTTGGGACATACACAAAACATTCTATACAGGCAGTAATATTGATGGTATTACTTCAGGCGTATTCACTATCACCAATCTTGGACACGTTGATTTACATGAAAATGCTACATATAATTTAAGTTCGAACACATATTCATATAATTTAGCGATTGCTAAATTTACAATTGGTGTAAATTGATTGTTTATAAAATTTATAAATAGACTATATGGCGACGTATAGTAATATCTACATAGACCAGGGCAGCACCTACTCATCTGTCATAGACGTAAAAGACAGCAACGGGCTGCCATTCAACTTGACTGACTACCAATCTCGCGGTCAGATACGCAAGAGCTATTCATCGCCGAGTACAATTATATTTACTACAAATATAAATCTTCCACTTCAAGGCAAAGTTGAAGTATCATTGACAGCGGGCCAAACTCGCGCTATGAAAGCTGGACGCTATGTCTATGATGTTGAAATATTCAATGATGAAGGCTATGTCATGCGAATAGCTGAAGGACAGGTAGAAATAAATCCTGGAATAGCAAATGATGATGCTGTCGTACTGCCACCGATTCCAACACTAATTGAAATTATTGATGACCGAATTGATAGTAAAATTATAGATGCCCCTTCTTCACAAGCATTTAGACAGTCTTTAGGTGATTCTGGAGACGGCAACGGCTACAACACTCTTCAACTGCATCCTGATGCTTCTCGTTCATCTTCAGATCAATATCTCGTCGTTGATCCTACCTCCCCAAATCACATTCACATTCGTGCAGGCGGCACCCAAGATGCTTCTAGTGCAGAGTTATATCTCGGAGCTGAAAAGAACTATGTTCGAGTAATAGATGGACAGGGCATCAGAATACAAAACGAAAATGCAGACGTTATTTTTTATTCTTATGTTGACCCAGTTGGCTATACGTCTGCCACTTGGTATACTTCTGGTGGAAACCATTTCCTGCAATTAACATCTACAGACAACGTTTTCATTGGACGTTTAGAAGCCTTTACTGATGGTGCTCCTAATTACATACAACTTTGGAGTCCAGGTCAGTCTCCTGCAAATCTCACTTATGTTCCAGGCACATACAGCCAAGTTGGCGATGTGTTTACGTTTCAGGTCAACGATGGACACGGACTTGGCGAAACTCAAATAGCATCTGAAATTGTTTTTGGTCTGTACACATCAAGGGTAAACTCTTTACGATTAGAAAACAATGACTTTAGAGTTGATGTAACTGATGACATTCGTATGTTTGCCGATGATTATTTTCTCTTAGCAAATACTTCTGTCGATACTCCTATCGTAATCGCAACAAATTACAATAACAATGAGTATGCATGGAATTTTAATGCAGATGGCACAACAGAATTTCCTAACAATACTATTCAACCTACCGGCACTGCTGGTCTTAGGATTAAAAATCAAACCCAATCCTACACATTTAATGCTGAAACAGAAGATGGTGGTCCATTCGTGTATGTCACTATCTCTGGCAACGAAAGCATCCTAAATGTAGATACCACTTGGACAGCAGTGATAGGCAACTCAACGTATGGAATTATAGGCGTACAGACAGTTGGCAATACGATAGAGGTAAGATTAGAAGAAGGAAATGTTGCTTATAATACTGCTGTAAAATTTATTCCGCCAGCCAATACTTGGACATTTGATCAAAGTGGTGACATAACAGTTCCTGGCAACATAAGCACCACGAAGGGAGAAGACTTCGCTATTACATCAGTAGCTGGCGCATCTAGTGTTGTAATAAATGCTGCTGATACATTTGGGGACTTTTGGCGTTTGTTTGTACTAAAGAGCCAATATCCAACCTTAGGAACAGATGTCAAGGTAGGTTCAACTGTAACCATGAATTGGGGCCCACAAGCAACAGCCACTATAAGAAGTATAATAGAAGATGTTGGTGCCGGAACATGGAAGTTTTACTTTGATGAAGATGTTCTCACAGGATATTTTGATGGGCCGAAAACAGCTTCATTTGGAACAGGCCCTAAACAATGGAAGTTTACTACAGAGGGAAATACATTGTTCCCGACACTCTCTACACCTAGAGGTGATACTGCTCAAGGTTCACTCGTTTCAAATACATTAAAATTAGGAGACGGTACAAATCAAGCAGTCATAACTACGCCTGATGGAAAACAACCATATTATAATAGCCAGCGACTAGTGATTAATCCCGGTCAAGGAAATGGATTTGGAGAGGGAGGCGATATATATCTTTGGGCAGGAAGAGGCGGAGTTGACGGTGGCAGTGGTGGAGATATTAAAATACGCGGTGGATACGGACCAGAAACTGGTGGTGGAGGATACGTTCGCATAGAAGGAGGTGACACTACCAATGGCAATGCAGGGTTTGTAGAGATAAAGGGAGGCAACAGCTATACAACGGCTGGAGGCGATGTGGATATTTATGGTGGATACGGCGATGGAGGCACACAAAACGGTAATGTAACAGTAAGCACGTATGACACAACTGGTGTTTTAAAAACATGGACATTTGATACGACAGGCAGTACTGGCACCTTAACATTCCCAGACTCTACTGTACAGTCAACTGCATATCAAACTGGTCAAACGACAGTGCTGCTTAACGCTGACACAGAAATTGGAGAGACTGGATACACAGTAGCATCTTTAACTGGTACAAATGTTATTGTTTTTGCTCCTGAAGCAGAATACACTAACAGCACAGGTCATAATGTTAACATACCGACTCCTAGCTATGCAGGGCATAAGTTATCTCTATTGAATGTTTATACTGGAGGCACTGCCCATGTACATTGGTCAACTCAGTCTGGTAATTTAACCGCAGATGTACCGTCTGGTTGGAATATTGAATTAACTGCATTCGATACGCCACAATATGGATTAGCTTGGTGGGTAACTAGCGCATATAATTGGTAATGGTGTATGCCTGAAGACATACAATATCGGTTAGTATAAATATCATACAGCATGGATTTAAAACATACAGTTTTTTCACATCAGCGTCGCCGAAAACCTGGTCCAGCATTTGAAGTTGATTTTGTAAACTACAGCGAAGGTCAAGCTCAAGTTGGTCCTACTCCGGCTTTTACACGGGCAAGTTCTGGTACATTTGTTAACGAGAATGGACGCATTGTTGGAAAGACCAAAACTACAACCACGCTCGTTCCAAATAACCTGACCGCTAACGTTTCTGTTATTACAATTGATGTACCAGGCGGCAGCGTCGTTGGTTGGCTTAATGGCTCTACAGTAGTCGTTATGCAAGACCTCAACGGCGATGACATTGCTGGTGACGCTCAAAATATTACTGGAACTATACTGCACAAGTCAGACACAACACTAACGCTTAGAGTGACTAGCCGTACTACTGGCGCTGTTGCAATATCAGACTGGTGGGTATCATACAGGGGTCTAAGATTGGAACACGACCCAATCACGCTCAGGCGCCGCGGTTTTTTAAAGGAAGATAACAGAACAAACTTTGTAACTCGTAGCGGTGAAATGCATCTGTGGACTGGTAACGGCACTCGTGTAGTCTCAACTGAAACATGCCCAGACGGCACAAACAGCGCTACGCTATTAACTTCTGGTACTGCTAGTTATGCTGGCTTTCTTAGGTCACTAAACAATATACCACACACTAGCGGTAGAATATACACAGTTAGCGCATTTGTTAAAAAGGGCAACTGGAGTTATGTGTCTTTGGACTGGGGGCCGCTTCGTCCCTCTGGTGGTATGCTTCCCTTTTTTAATCTTGACACATTTGTTTTTAATGCAAATGGCTCTTCAGCGACTGGTAGAATAGAACATTTTCCAAACGGTTGGATGCGTCTAATCGTTACTGGTCCCGCAGGCTCAACAAATGCTACTGGAACGGTAGCAGACTTTACTCTTACTGGATCAAACGGCGCCTCTGAGGGCGGTGTTGGGGCAGATAAAACTGTCTATGTATGGGGCTATCAAGTAGAAACTGATAATAGCGCCGTCGGCAGCAACGTTTCAAGCTATATACCAACAACTATTCTTCCAGCATTAAGATCGGGAGACGTCTATACACAATCTAGTATTTCAAGCTATTATAACGCGCAAGGCGGCACTCTAGTCGGTCAATGCAGCCTAAATAGGAGAACTGATCAAGTAGCAACTGAACTTTTTCGGTTTGGATTTGAAGATGGCTTATCACGCGTTCAACTTGGTGTGACAAACGGAGGAGGTCAAGCAATCAGAGCGTATATTGGTATTGGTCCTAGTGGAAGTTTTACATTTATAGGTGCCGGCCAATGTGGAGGCTTGGGCACATTGCCTCCAGGCCCAACACTAAGAAAAGTAGCCTTTACTTTTGCTAGTAACGACGCGAGGGTGTGTCTTAACGGCACTCTCGGCACGCAAGACACTAGTGTCGAGCTGCCATCTACAACTGATCTTTTTAGATACAATCCACAAGCTACAATTGGACGACTATGGGACGGAATTATTACAAATATTCAATACTATCGTCAACGTCTGCCAAACTCAAAGCTTCAAACTCTTACTACAACCTCTACACAAGATCTCACATTGGGTGTAGACTCTATTACATATTTGAATGATCAAATTAGAATAACAATATAAATAACAGTATATTATGCCAATCGACTTAAATACAGCGACCCCTGCAGAAAAAACTGCCATACTCGGCGCATTAGGACTCAATCTAAACGAACTATCTACTCGAACAGCAGCTGAAAACCTAAGCAACAAGACACTCGTCAGTCCTGCATTTAGCGGTATCTGTAGCGGTCAACTTGAATTATCGCAACAGCTTCCAAATACTATACACAGCGCGGTAACTCGTTCTACAATTCGTCGTGAATTGATGATGCAAGAAAGCGCCGTACAGCGTTTTACTACACAACGCACGTGGAATGTTAGAGGGGGCACAAATGCTTCACAAATTGCAAATTCTGGTGACAACGTATGGCTGGATACTACTGATGGTAGAGCATTCTTAAATACTTCGAATGGACCTACTACTGGTCTAGGTTTAGATCATACTTCGTGGGCACGCAAAGACTTTGGCACGTGCCATCTTAACTTTTCTAGCGGCGGATCACTTGATTGGAATTTCCCATTTTCAATAAGTTTTAGATTTAATCACAGTGAACAGAATGCAGGTTCGACCTCAGAATATTGGCTTGGAATTAGCAACAACTGGTCTGGCGGTCTGCCTTGTGGACGCGGTGTTGGTATAGTAAATGATATCAATGGTTATAGACTGTGGTTCCAAGACGGAACAGCAGCTGTAACTTCAACTGCAGGAAACTCTCTTTTGACGACTGTTGGCGCACACGGATTTACTGTTGGCGATCGCGTACGTTTTACTGCAATGCAGAGTGGAATTACCAACCTCGCCGCTCAAACAACATATTTTGTTGTTGAAGCCGCAGCGAGCAATACATTTAAAGTCTCAACCACTTCGGGAGGAGTAGCAATTGTTCCGTCTGCAGCTTTGGTTGGAGCATCAACACAGGTCGCAAAATCACCAACATATTCGCCGATACTGTCCGGGTTTAGTGTTGGTCTACAGAACAACCACACCGTATTGATAAGTTCAAACGGGCTTGGTACAGCGTCTCTATACTACGGCACCGCTGGAAATACAATTCCAAGCAATACTCCACTCGCTACGCTCCCGGTCGCTTCAACTGGCGGAGGCTCTGCTATGATGGCAATGTCATGCACATTCAAGGGATCAATGGCTAGTGTTACTGGCAATACTGCAATGGCAGTAATTAACGCATCATTCGCACCATTCGCAGCATAACGTTATGACTGATTATATCTTACGATTTCCTTCTAAAGAGATAGCCGAAGCGTTTGGCTTAGCACACGGATTCGCGCGTGCATCAGAAGACGGCACAGTTGTTTCTACATTAGCGAGTCACGAGCACGCTCTGCATGAAGTCGGAGAGCATAACGACGACGGTCAATACTGGGTACTTTTTCGTGACCTCGTTGATATCGAGATACCTGACGGCGGAGATCAGTTTATCGTCTGGTCGTCAAATCAGACTGCGTTAAACGAAGACGGCGTAGAGATAAATGTACCTAGACCATTTAACGACCCTCATGTACCAAATATTTGGTGGGCCTAAGCGCTGAGTCGTACCTCTTCAAACTCACCCTTGCTTAGGTGGAGGCGCGCACTGTTTGCTTTGAAAAATACCTTGTCACCTTCGACTTTATACACTACAATATAGTCGACAATGCCAACATTCATGCTGCGGAGAAGATCTTTAAATTCGCTGTTTACGTAAACTTTTTCATTTATTTTCATATAGATATATATTTATGTTTACAGGTGACAAAAACTGTGATAAAATACTATTTTATGAAAAAAAATGCTAAAGTAATTGGTTGTGGGCTGTCAGGAGTCACTGCAGCGGTGTTATTAAAAGAAAAAGGGTATGCCGTTGAGATTTATGAGACGCGGCCACACATTGGTGGAAACTGCGCCGATGCATACGTCACAAACACGCTCGTGCATCAATATGGCCCTCATATTTTTCATACAGACGACGAAGAAGTCTATAAGTTTCTAAGTCGTTATACTGAGTGGATCCCGTTTAAGCTGCAACCGCAGGGAGACACCCGACTTGGTCGAGTCAGTTTGCCATACAGCCGAAAGACGGTCTCTGAACTTGGTCGCGAGCTTTCACAAGAAGAGATTGTAGAATACGTCTTTAAAGACTACAGCGAAAAGCAGTGGGGCGTGCCATTCGACGAGATTCCAAAGACAATTACAAATCGTATTCCTAAAACTGCAGACGCGGCAGACCCTACCTGGTTTGAAGGTCAAAAGTATCAGTGCATCCCAAAAGAAGGCTACTCTGCAATGTTCGGGCGTATGTTAGACGACATTACAGTACATCTAAACTGCGCTGAAGATCGCTGGGCCTTTGAGAGGACTCCCAATGACCTTATCGTCTATACCGGAAAGATTGACAGCTACTTTGGAACTATCTACGGAGAGTTGCCCTATCGCTCGCTGCGCTTTGAGCATGACGTGCTTTGCGAAAAGATGGATACGTTTATAGTCAACCAAAACAATCCTGACACCCCATACACGCGAGTCTATGATCACAGCTACTTTACTCCAGGTCATGTTGGCCCTACAGTCGTTACGCGAGAATATCCTAAAGCTTGTGGTAAAAATGACGTGCCGTTTTATCCTATTCCTTGGGGCGAAGGACAAGAAACCTATCGCCTCTATGAGGCCCTCGCTAAAGCGGAAAAAGACGTAATTTTCGTCGGACGCCTTGCAACCTATAAATATCTAGACATGTGGATGGCAGTAAAGCATGTTATGTTAAAGCTTAAAGACTTATGAGACTTGCACTTTGTTTAAGAGGACACATACGAGACGGCCTCTTTAGTGACGCATTACGAGAATTTATAAACAACTGTGAAAAAGACGGGCATTTTATTGATGTCTATTGTCATACCTGGTCAGAGTCAGAAGCAAAAACAAGTTATAAAACACTCGATCGATTACATCTTTTTCAAGTTAAAGAAGGGTTGTTACGTAGTTATTTTAAAAACCGCAACGTGATAGACGTGTGCATAGAAAACGATTCTAAGATAAAAATATACGGCAAGAAAAGCGGTGTTGTTTGTAAAAGTACCTGTCCGCTAATTGCATGGAAACGTATGTGGGCAGGACAAGCCGCAGTGGTGGCAGAAGCGTACAAAAATCGTAAAAACTATGATGCGTTTATTAACACTCGCTATGATTTTTTTACGGCTCCAATATGTTATACTCCGCCAAATCATTTGCAACGTCTAATTTCTAAAGGCGAAAAATTTGCATTTAAATATCCGTCATATACTAAAAGTTTAATTGGTGTTGATAATTTTTATGTTGGAACCCCAGAAAATATGTATGCGTTTGTATATGACTTTTATCGTGATTTAGACAGCATAGTTATGCAATATCCTGACACCATTTATCAAGAAGAGTTGGTTTATCGTCACGCACACAACATTGGTTTATTATGAGAGTCGCATTTTGTATACGAGGACACATACGAGGCGGGTTGAATGACTCTCAACTAAAAGACTATTTAAATCTTTTAAAAAAACAAGGGCATACAATAGATTTATTTTTACATACATGGACAGAGTCAGAAGCAAAAAGTTCATATCGAAAACTTGATAAGATTAGCAGTTCTAGTGTCACGCCATTATTGCTTAAAGATTATTTTAGCGAGCATAACATAAAACAGATTATGATTGATGATGATGCTGAGTTGAAATTACATGGTAACTTAGAAGGAAAGATAAACACCTGTCCAAAAATTGCATGGAAACGTATGTGGGCAGGAAAATTTAAACTTGCATCACATCTCTATCACAATCATACCTATGAATATGACCTTGTCGTAAGCACTCGTTATGATAAATTTACTACACAAGTATGCTATACACCAGTTAAAAACCTACTAAAGATGACAACTTGCGAAAATGGATTAAGTCTAAAATATCCGCAATATTATCGATATATAAAGGGAATAGACAACTACTATTGTGGATCAATACAAACAATCTATGATATTACGTGCGCTTTTCACTATTCGCTTGATGAAATTGCCTCAAAATACATAATACGCAGTTTTCATGAAGAGCTTTTTTATAAATATGTGGTTGACCGCGGTTTTGTGAAGTAAAATTGTGTTTTTTATAAATACTCTTATATTGATAGTCATTACGTGATGTTTCACACTTTAAAAGTATAGTTATAAATGGAACCAGAAAGATCGATGCTAAAAGAGTTTCTAGAGGGTGGTTGGATAATACCCCTAGTTGGAGCAGCAGGCATGCTTGCTCGACTCATGACAGCAAAAAAAGAGTATACGATTCTCGAGCAGTTTAAAAATATAATATCAGCCGCACTCTCTGCAGCAATCGCATGGTTTATATTGGAGCAGACCGACATTCCTAGCCTCTACAAAGCGATTACCTATGGCATTATCGGGGTAGTCTCTCCAGAAATCATTACAGGCATCATCAAGCTCGCAAAGAATTTTGAACGCTCACCAGAAAAATATGTGAAAAAACCATGAAAACTGTAATATGGTTAGCACTAGCACTCGTCGCTATTATACAAATAATAGCATTTAATGCTGTTGTTAATCAAAATGAAGTCATTTCTCATTATATTGTGTTGATTGCGCTTGGTCTTTCGCTCTATACTGGAATCTCTATAAAAGAATAATATAAATACAAATTATGAGCAATAATCTAAACCTATACGAAAGATCTCTTATACGTGATACCTCTTCTGCTGTCGCCTATGCACCTTTAGCTTTTACTGCTGGCGAGTATGCACCAATCATTGACGGAGAAGCACGAGTGTTTAGTGGTCTCTATGTCGCGCCTGGCACATCAAATGGAGATATTACTCTTGTTGGAGTAGACAACGTGGCACATACACTGACACTGTCTCCTGGGGTATGGCCGCTCGGAGGAATAAAAATTCTAGAAAGTGGTACCACAATTTCAACAGCTGCAGTAACAGTTTTATTCTGATATGTTAGGTCTTGGATTAGATTTGGCATACAAGTATGTCTCCACAAACGCATCTGCGTTTGAAACGGGTTTGTTTGCTAATCTTATAGCTTACTGGAAGATGGAAGAATCGAGCGGCACTCGTTATGACTCGCATGGAAGCAATCATCTTACTGTATATAGTGATGATCCAAGCGCAATTGAAAGCGGTGGAGGGGTAATAGGTAATAGTGCAATTCAAAATGACCTTAATGAAAATGTAAGTTTATACATAGCACCGTCTCCGTATGACGCCGTAAACTCAAGTTGGAGTTTTTCATTTTGGATGTCTACAAACGATAATGGTGATGATACAAATCAAATGTTTCCAAATGCTTGGTCGAATTGTTGTTTGTGGCGCATTAGAACACTTGAGGGCGACGCGCATCAAACAGTCGAAGGAGGAATTTGGTATGATGAACTTGGTGCGGGAACATCTTTTAATGCAAACAAGGCGGGGATTTACGAGGGGGGATTTGTTCACGTTGCTGTGACGCATGACCTTTCAACAAAAACGGTACGTGTATATTATAACGGCATTGAAGAGCATGTTTTCGTTTATAATATCAAATTAAGTTCAGTAAGTCCTGGAAATAATTATGAAAATACTTTACTTTCTATGTTTGCTGGAGACGTTTCGGGTACACAATATCCGGGTCCAGGCAAGCTAGACGAGGTTGGTATCTGGGGACGGGTTCTTACAGCACCAGAAATAACAGCACTCTACAATTCAGGTGTCGGTTTAGAGTACGAAAATTTTTCATATCAAGCAGCAGATCCAAATTCATGGGATGTGAGCGGATTAAACTTACAGAATGGCTTGTACACTAAGCAATATTGGGGTTATTTTAATGATAGCAACGCGTTTTTTAATGATAGAAACATAGCTGAATTAGGACCAAGTGATATAGGCTATTATCAGATAACGCGTATTGGAGATCTCTTTAATGTCGAGGCTTGGGCAGAAAGTGGATTTTACCCAGAACCGCAATATGATAGACCAGAGTCATTGGGTGAACCTTTCCCTGCAGTTGGTAAAGGTGTATACTATTTTTATGCTGGAGGATCACCGATCGACCCAGGTCCAAATAATCGTGTAGGTCCAGCTTTAAAATCTGAAGAGGTCGCGAGTGTCGTCTATGGAAACTATTCTGCGGTTCCAAACAACGAGAGTCTTATTATAAGAGGTTATTTTAAACCGAATATAAGTGGACTACACACATTTAAACTTGCTTCTGACGACGCTAGCTATCTATGGCTTGGTACTAATGCATTTGATGTCAACCGATCTATCGGCAATAGCGTAGTAAGTTTGCCTGGTCTGCATGGCATTGACGAAAGTACAGGTACATTTTATATGGTTGCTAATCGGTATTATCCGTTAACGATAGAGTTTGGAAACGGACCAGAAGGTGCAGGACAATTATATTTTCAGTATATGACCCCAGGTTCGAGTGTATATTCTTCTGATTTGACTGGAAAGATTACATACAATTTCGCCACTAAAGGCCATTGAGTATAAATAGTATATTATGGCAAAACCAACATCACGCCAAGAATTAGCAGACTATTGCCTTCGTGCTCTTGGTGCTCCAGTACTCGAAATCAATATCGACGAAGATCAGATTGAAGATCGTATTGACGAGGCACTTCAGTTTTATCAAGAGTATCACAGCGACGCGGTCGTGCGTACATTCTTAAAGCATCAGGTCACTCAAGCAGACTATATCAACAACTACCTTACGTTGCCTGACCAACTTATTTCGGTGCTGCGAGTCTTAAACTTGAGCAGCGGCGACGCAGCTGACATGTTTAGTGTAAAGTATCAGATGTTTTTAAACGACCTCTATGGGCTTCGCAAGCCCGACTCGCTCATCAACTATGAAATGACCAAACAGTATATGAACTCAATCGAGCTTATACTTACAGGTTCAACCCAACAGATTATATTTACTCGTCATATGAATCGATTAAGCATTCAAGACGACTGGAAAACCTATGTACAGATTGGTCAATACATTATTATTGAAGGCTATCAGACCATCGATCCTGATGACTTTAAAGATGTTTACAACGATATGCTTCTCAAGAAATATCTTACTGCACTGTTGAAAAAACAGTGGGGAACAAACTTGTTGAAATTTGAAGGCATGACTCTTCCTGGTGGAGTGACACTAAACGGTCGCGCAATCTACGAAGATGCGATTGCAGACATTGAAAAAATTGAGACCGACTTTGATACCAAATATCAAATGCCGCCAGACTTTTATATGGGATAACACATTATGCCACGCAGTGTATATTTTAGTGAACGCTATAGACCCGAACAGAATCTTCTAGAAGATCTGCTTATCGAGTCTATGAAAATTATGGGGCATGATGTCTACTATATCCCGCGTAAAATTGTAAAGCAAGACTTTATACTCAACGAAGATGTAATATCAAGCTTTGACACTTCGTTTATGATCGAAATGTATATCGAGAGTGTTGATGGTTTCGAAGGAGACGGCGACCTTATGACAAAATTTGGTCTTGAAATTCGCGATCAAGTCACACTCGTATGCAGTCGTCGTCGATGGAACTCTCTTATCGGTCGTCATGGCTATACAAACGACAGCGTTCGACCACGTGAAGGTGATCTCATCTATTTACCACTCGCTGGAGGACTCTTTGAAATTAAGTTTGTTGAAGACAAGAGTCCATTTTTCCAACTTGGCGGCAGTGGCGACACAAAGGGAGTCATCCCGACATTCAAACTTATATGTGAACTCTTCGAATACAGTGGTCAAGAGATTGATACTGGAATCGAAGAGATTGACACAATACAAGCTGGTCATACTCAGGGCACTCGAGTAGAACTCGATTTCGACGGCGGGCCCGTTCACAATCTTGGTGAAACGCTAACAATTACTCTTCCGAATCTTCCTGGTGAGCCTGTCGTTACTGGAGAGGCAGAATTGTTGCAGTATGAACACACACCAACGGGAACGATTGCTACTCTAGGCATACTAACGTTCAATGATGGAGAGTTTCATACTCTATCACCAATTGAAAGACTAAATCAACCGACTCTATATGCTGCTCTACAGGGTCAAACATCTAACACTTCTTCAATCATAAATTCAGTAGTTGGTTTGACTGATGGTGATGCAGCACTTTTCATCAATGACGATCTCACGCAAAACAGTTCATTTGAAATTGCTGGTAATGACTATATCGATTTTAGCGAAAGCAACCCGTTCGGAGACCCATCATAAGTCATGTTAAATTCATCATACTACTATAATGGCAACCTTAAAAAGATTGTAGCTGTTTTTGGCACAATCTTTAACGACGTTTCTATAGCGAAAAAGGTAAATGGTAAGATGACTGGCATTCAACGCGTACCAATTTCCTATGGTCCTAAACAGAAGTTTTTAGCTCGTTTAGCAAGTATGCATATGGAAGAGTATGGAGACATTGCCATCAAACTGCCTCGTATGAGTTTTGAAATTACTTCAATAGCTTACGACTCAACAAGCAAACTAAATAAACTCAACAGCAAATTATATCTTGTTGAAGGTGACTCTGACACAAAGACAAAAATATATCAGGGCATACCGTATAAAGTTAGTATTCAACTAAGCATACTTGCACATCATCAGGATGACGCGCTTCAAATTTTTGAGCAGATTGTCCCGTACTTTACACCAGACTATGTTGTTGCTGTAAAGGATCTTGAAGGGCCTGGCTCAATTACTGATGTGCCTATACTGCTAACTAGCACAAATATACAAGATGACTATGAAGGTGACTTTGGAAACAGTCGTCGTACAATCATCTATACATTAGATTTTGATATCAAGTTTAAGTTTATGGGCATACAGTCTGGCCCATCAAAAATTATTAAAGTTGTTGACGTTGACTTGTATGACGTCCCAATAACTCCGGATTCTTTACCTATTGATGGCGTGCGCGTTGAACTTGGTGATCCAGAGAATGACACTCCAGAAAATTATACTGTAATCACTACATACGGCTTTGATGAGAATCCATAATTATGAAAAAGAACAAAGATACCATACTGGCATCTCTTGAAAAAAACGTCTTACCAGTAAAACATGAAATTGCAGTCGCCACTGGCACTCAAGTTGGGCCGTCTCATGACGAAATTGTGTTACACGCTGAAGAAGACTACAAGTTTGCGAGGGAACGCATAAAGAAACTTATTGATACGAGTGACGAGGCTATAAGCACGATGCATGCTCTTGCAGCTGATGCTGAACACCCACGTGCGTTTGAGGTACTTGCTGGTATGATAAAAACTGCAGCTGACATAAACGGACAGCTGCTAGGTCTACAAAAAGAGCGCAAGAAAATTGTACAGGTTGAAGATAAACGCGGACAAACTCCAGCACCGAGCACCACTAATAATGCTATATTTGTTGGTACCACTACAGAACTACAAAAGTTACTGAGAGGTAATGTTGATGATGAGGCTATTGACGTTGAATGACCGCTCCAGATTCATATAATGGCAATCCATACATCAAACGTGATGGAGTGCAGCAGCAGTTTACCGCTCACGAGATAAGCGAGTATAAAAAATGTATGGCAAGTGTGTCGTACTTTGCAGAACACTATGTAAAGGTTATAAACCTTGATCGCGGACTTGTAAACTTTAAGCTGCGCGGCTATCAAGAAAAGATGGTCGATCACTTTACACACAATCGCTTTAGTATTATTCTTGCGTGTCGCCAGAGCGGTAAGTCTGTGACGAGTGTTGCGTGGCTGCTTCACTACGCGATATTCAACCCTGATAAAAAGATAGGCATACTTGCAAACAAAGGAGCGACTGCACGCGAGATGTTGTCTCGTCTTACCCTTATGCTTGAAAACTTGCCATTTTTCTTGCAACCTGGTTGTAAAATACTAAACAAGGGAAACATAAAATTTAGCAACAACTCTGAGATTATTGCTGCTGCAACAAGCGGTTCAAGTATTCGCGGACTCTCAATGAATGTTATTTTCCTTGACGAGTTTGCATTCGTACATGGAGCAAACGAGTTTTATACAAGTACCTATCCCGTTATTTCGTCTGGAAAAGACACAAAGGTTATTATTACAAGTACTCCTAATGGCATTGGTAATATGTTTTATAAGCTTTGGGAGGGTGCGATACAAGCCACAAACGAGTTTCAACCATTTACTATTCGATGGAATGACGTGCCTGGACGAGACGACGAGTGGAAACGTCAGACGATTGCAAACAGCAGCGAACTTCAATTTGCCCAGGAGTTTGAAGTAAACTTTATTGGCAGCTCCCAGACGCTAATAGGTTCAGACACATTGCTAGGACTGCAGTCTCATGAACCTCTACAACTGCAACATGGCATACGTTACTATGTTGAACCAGTTGAAGGTCATGACTATATAATAACTGCTGACGTCAGTAAAGGTCGCGGCCAGGACTACAGTACATTTACTGTGTTTGATATATCTGGCGTAGACGGCACATTTAAGCAGGTGTGTACATATCGAGACAACCTTGTGTCTCCACTTATGTTTCCAGAGTTTATTGTTCGTGCCGCAAAGACATACAACGATGCACTTGTAATAGTTGAAAACAATGATGCTGGACAAGTGGTATGCAACTCGATCTATTACGACTATGAGTATGACAACACGTTTGTACAGAGTTCTGTAAAGTCAAGTGGTATTGGTGTGACAATGACAAAACGTGTAAAGCGTATTGGGTGCAGCAACCTAAAAGATCTATTAGAAAGTGGCAAACTTCAGGTTTGTGACGCAGATACAATAGTTGAACTTAGTAGCTTTGAACCAAAGGGTGACAGCTATGCTGCGCGAGGAAACACCCACGACGACATGGTTATGAATCTTGTGCTCTTTGCCTGGTTTGTAAGTACTGACGCGTTTGGAGGACTCAGTAATATCGAACTAAAATCCCTTCTCTATAGCGAAAAGATACGAGAAATGGAAGAAGACTTGCCGCCATTTGGCATATTTGACAGCCCAACTTCAGCGCCGACCCCAAGTATGGTTGACTACGAGCGACAGGTATCGACACTTCAGGAATGGAATATGCTGTAAAAGTGACTTTTTATAAATATCGATAGATTGAAGTTTTCTTATTATGATCTCTAAACTTATAATTAACAACAACTGAAGAAAGAAAGAAAAAATATATGGCAACCTTACAAAGCGTAGGTGTACAAGTTACAGAAACCGACTTGACACCCGTAACACAACCGGTATCGGCATCAACTGGAGCATATGTTGGACACTTTAATTGGGGTCCGGCACTTGAACTAGTAAATGTCGTTTCTGAAACAGTGCTAGGAAAAATCTTTGGCACTCCAAGTAAAAAAGATGACATGACCAGCGGGTCATTCTTAACAGCAGAAAGCTTTTTAAAATATGGCAATTCATTAAAGGTACTTCGTACACTTGATACTGCTACAGCAAGAAATGCTAAAGGAGAAGTTTATCTTTATGGCACATCAGAAGAGACACTCTGCATACCAAATAAAACAGAATTTGATATTAAGAGTTCTACTCTTTTAACATCGCCATTCTATGCTAGATATGCTGGTTCATTAGGCAATTCATTAAGCCTACAAGTATTTCATGCAAATAATGTGGGTACCACGGCTACAGAATCTAAAAAATTCTTTTCTACAACTGCTAGTACAACTCTATGGGCGTCTGAAGTTTCAGAAACTCCTATTACTAACGACGAAGTTCATATCGTAATTTATGACGAACTTGGTCTTATAACTGGATCAAAAGGTACAGTATTAGAGACGTGGGAGGGACTATCATTAGCTCCTAATGCGCGGGCAAGTTCTGGAATTAACAACTATTGGATGGACGTAATCAATACTGGCTCATCGTATGTGTATGTTGGCAACGCGACTGACGTCGCAACAGTATCAAATAATACATACACGCTCATTGGAAACGGCGCTATTACATTTAGTGCTGGTGCTAATGGCGACCAAGACTTTAATAATGTCACAAATACTTTGACGATATTAGAAGACACTGACAACATAGACGTAAATTTAATATTTGCAGAAGCATTTGAAGATGACACTGAAGCTGAAGTTAATGACGCACTTATTGCCATAGCAGAACAACGTAAAGATTCTATGGTGTTTTTATCTGCTCCATTAGGTCTCTATAGATTGCCTTCAGATTTGGCTAAACTTAATGCATTACAAACTTGGCGCAACAATGGCGTTGCAAATAGTG